GAACCTGGTGTAGAAGGCGAAGTAACAATATCCCAACAAATTAATTCAAAATCATCTTGAACAACATTTTTACCACCTTCATTTTTAAGTGAACCTACACCTCTAGAAGATATACCAACAGTCCAACCTTTTCTTATCATATTAAGAACTTTATCTCCAACGGAAGATATGATACCCATTTTATGATAACCTGGTGTTGTATCCAATTCCATTCTACCCATAAGAGTTCTGCCCTCCCACCATATTTCAGTAATTCTATGTGATACTCTATCAGCATCAATAATAGATGATTCAGGGTGATTTAATTCACCAAGTGAAGTTCCCATATCAATAAACTCCTGATATCTTTTAGCTTCTCTTTCTAAAATCTCTTTTGGATAAACTCTACCGTTTTTGTTTTCAACTCCCCATTTCTGAAGAACGGCATATATTTCTATTTTTTCGGGTAGTGGACCATCTAAAGTTAGATTTGTACCTGACTTAAATTCTTTAATTAAGTTAGAGTTTGAACAAACACCATCAGGACAAGTTAATTCAGGGGAAATGTACCCTGAATCATATTCTACTAAAAATCCTGCACCTGTTTCACCCGGTTTTAATATTTTCATATTTATATTTTTTTTATAAATATGCCGTAAGAAAAAAAAGGGAGATTAAATCCCCCTTTTACTTAATTTTTACTTTTAAAAAATTCAAAGTTCTCATCTTTTTCAAAAACATCTTTAATAATTTTTTCAGATATAGATTCTATTAGTGGTTTTATTTCATCTGAATTGATTGGTATTAAAGGTTCTTTTTTAAATAAAGTTAATTCTACTGACATAAAACTTCTTTTATCATAATTAATACCAGAAGAAGCCATATTAAAATCAACAATTGTTTTTGTTTTATAAAAAGATTTATCATCTAAAATTTCATATAATTTACTTTTAACTCTTTTTGATTTTTTTTTAATTATAGCTTCATAATTTTCAATTCCCCACTCTTTTGGTTTACCCCATGCTGATATTTGAATATAAATTGATTTGGGTGTTTTATTGTCTACTGTTCCTGTAATTACATTGTATTGGTAAGGGGTTTCTACCCTCATTTCTTTTCCTCGTTTCATTAATAGGTTTATTAATTTGCCTCCGGGTTTAAAACCGTGTTATATAACATTTTATTCATACATAATTTTTGTTAAAATATAATAAAAATATAAAACAAAAAAAAGCCCCCTAAATTTAGGGGGCTTTATTAATAATTTTTAAGATTATTCATCTTTTTTATTAGATTTCAAAACCTTAAATATTTCTAGGAACCTATTCCCAAATACATAACCAGCGAATAGTGTCATTGAATATTCTAAGGCGTCTATAATAATTTTAAAATTATTCATATCTATATTAGCTTTTTTAGTCATACCCGTACAAGTTAGAATACCTAGGGTAACATAATAAGCTAATATAGACCAAAAAAGATAGATTCTACCTTGAGACCATCTACCTTTTTCCATTAGGACATCCTTAATTAGTTTCATCAGATTTTTTTTCAGATTTTTCAAGACCAAGGAAACTATTTAATTTATTTATTATTGTTGTAATTAAAGTTTTTTTACTTTTTTCATTTGTTAATGAACCGATATTCTCTAAAACAGAAATTAAATATTCTAGTGTTACATAAACAAAAAGGGTACCATGTAACCAACTAAAAAACCCACTACCCATTTTAGATAAAAAATCTTTATGATTTTCATATTCAAGACCAACAGAATTTGTTATAAATAATAAACACATCCATACAAAAACTTTTAAACCAAAACGACTAAATTTGTGTGATACTATTTTTTCACCTCTAGCTTTTGCCGCAACTATACCAGTTATCAATTCTAATATAACTAAAACAACAAATGCAAACACAGTTAATCCTTGTAAACCTATAAAAGATTCAATAAAAGCTGAAATACCTGCAATAGGTATTGTTAGTGGCATTAAATTAGAGTGTACAATCGAGTCACCAAAATCTTGTTTACACGTAAACCCAAAACAACTTACAAAGTGGTTTAAAAATCTATTAATCATTTTTTAAATTATTTTTTAAATCGTACAGTTTTAGAACTTTATCATTAGAACTGTCGTTATTTTCTGCCATCTTATAGATAGCATCTTTAGTTTCTAATAATTTTGATTTTACTGTAACATTTTCTCCATACAATTCTAAATGATTATTAACGAGTTCTATGGTTTCTTTAACTAAATTAGATACTAAAGTTTTAGTGTTTTCTTCATTATTCTCACGTAAAACTTTTAATATATTTTTTTCCTCTTCTGTTAAACTATCTTTATATTTTTCATTAAATTTATTAACAGCTAATTCTAGGAATTTATTTGGGTTGACATCTGTATTAATATAGGTAGTTTCTTCAGAAATAACTTCTTTTTCTTTCATTAACCAACCAACCAAATTTTCTTTAGATTCTTGTATCTTATCTATTGTAGAAACAGATTTTTTAATAGTTAATAAATTATGTATTGACTCGTGTAGATCTTTAGTTTGTCGGTCTTTATAATTAATACAGTTTTTTTCTAAAAGATTAATTAAAACTTTTGATTGTTCGTTTATTGATTCTTCACCCCTAAATTTATCCAATATTGATATAGATTCTTTAAGGTAATCATTAGCAGCAATTTCACTTTTAAAAGTTTTTGTCTCTAAATTCTTATAAATAATAAAAGTTGTTTTTAAAGTTTCGTTTTCTTTTAATATTTTAAGGAATTTTTTGTATAGTTCTTTACCTGTTTTATCATCAGAAGTATAAGATTCTATTAACTTCTCGGTGAATATATCTTTTAATGTACCAAAATTCATAGCAATATTTTTAAAATAAATATGCTCTAGTTATCAAGTATTTCATTATTTTCTTCATTAAGTAATAAATCAATTCCTTTAGTCATATTAAATATGTCTTCATTCTTCTTTTTACCCTCCAAAAGAAGTCTATCTATAACATTTTCATCACCCCTAAAACTTTCACCAAATCCAGTTCCTGCTTCAGATCCACCACCTGTTTCTTCGGCTCCACCTAAGGCTTCTTCACCACCACCAGTCTCAGCTCCACCTATATCAAATCCACCACCACCGAATCCACCACCAGTTTCTTCAGTTCCGAATCCACCACCAGTTTCTTCACCTTCTGTTTCGGACGGTGTTTCTTCTCCTGTAGAAATCTCACCATATAATTTATCAACCTTCTTAAAGAACCCAGTGTTTTTAATTACTTCAGGTGTATTTTCAAGTTCTTTAGCTGCCGCTCTTTCAAGTCTTTGTTGTTCTAAATCTTCTAGTATTTCATCATTAGACCAGTTAAATATATTTCTCTTAGCCCAAGTATGAGATGTAGGAGCGATACCACCATCAATAGCTGATACAAGGTCTTTGTAAAGAAGTACTTTTTCTTTCCATTGTTCAACTTTAAGAACCTCACCTTGTGTTGATGGGTTATTAAGGACTAATTTAAAATTATTTAATTCATCGTGAAAACCTAATATATATAAATGAATTATAGCTATTTTATTTAATTCTTGAATTATAGATTGTTGGATTCTATTAATAGTTCTAGCAAATCTAATGTCCATCATAGCTAAATTTTTACCATCACCCACAACTTCTTCAAAACCTAAAAAAGTTTTTGGTACTCTAAGAGCCGTTACCATTTTTCTTTGGATAAACTGGATATCAGCTATTTGGTCTAAGTTAGAGGCACCCGCCAAAGTTTCTATTGGACTACTAGCATTAGGGTCTCTTACAGGAACAAAGTAATCTTGGTCAACCGCTAAGGTATTGTATCTAAGGTCTACTTGACCTGTTTCTCTATCGGCTTTTTGTGTTCTTTTAAATTTATTAGCAACTTTTTGTACGTAAGCTTCAACATCATTATCATCAATGTTACCAACGTAAACCTTAAATACTCTTCTTTCAGGAGCTCTGGTAACACGATAAACTAACATCGCGTCTTCAGCTAAAAGTAATTGTTTCCAAATACGTCTAACTTTTTCTAATACAGAAGTACCATAAGGTAGTTTTCTATCGTCACCCAATAAACGGAAGTGTGCTATTTCCCAAGCATTAAACTCTAAACTTTTATCTCTCCAATAAAATTTAACTTGTTTTTTTGACGCGTTTGGTTCTTGTGATGTATCGTCTTTTAAAGATTGGAATGGGAATAAACCTGATTCTTTCCTTTCAATGTTTATGTTAGTTAATTGTGATGCCCCAATAATACCGTCCTTATAATCTATTTTTAAGTAAAGAAAATTATCACCATATTTACATGTATTTCTAGTCCACATAGGTAAATTAGAATGAATATCTAAAACATTGAAAAATAAATCTTCTAAAACTTTTTTAATTCTAGATGAATCTGAATATATACTTAAAATTTTACCTTGTTCATTTAAAGTACAAGATTCTTCAGACATAATATCTAAAGCAACAGCTATTTCAGGTGTGAATTCCATGGCCTCAAAATCCATGTAAGAAGCTATCCTAGAAGTTTCATAAAATACGGCTTTTTGATATAATTCGTTATCAACCTTAGCCCATTGACCTTCTAAATATTTTTGTTGTTGTAATTGTAATTTTTCT